GTCGTTGTAGTCGCTGGCGTGGCAGGCTGGTTTGGTGGTATTTTCCGTGGAGCATGGAACGCTATAACTGGCATATTTAGCGGGCTAGCAGGATTCTTCGGCGGCGTGTGGAACACTATCACTGGAATGTTCGGAAGACTGGGTAGCTTCGTTGGCAACGCTATTGGCGGTGCGGTCAGGGGTGCAGTTAATGGTGCACTAAGCATGGTCGAGAGGATGGCAAACGGGTTCATTGGCATGATTAACGGTGCAATTGGACTTATCAACAAGATTCCAGGCGTACATATTGGCAATATTCAAAGCTTACATATTCCGCGAATGGCGACCGGTGGTATCGTTACTCCGCAGGGCGGCGGTTCGATTATTTATGCTGGTGATGGCGGACAGAACGAATGGGTCGTTCCAGAAAGTAAGATGGCAAGCCTGGTGACGCAAATTAACAAGCGCAGCGACGGTGTTGGCTCGCGAGATGTCAATATCACCGTGAATGTGACCACTAGAGACGATAAATTTAGCGAGGAGGATGCAGTGAATATCGCAAAGCAAATCAATCGAGCACTAAAAGCACAAGGACTGCGACTTGATCAATTAGGAGCACTCCGATGATACGATTAAATGGTCAAGAAATACCAATTTATCCAAGCGGCTACGATGATTCGCCGGTGGTGGTAAAGACTGACAACCTTTCAATTAATGGCAGTATTGAAAGGCATAGCTTTCCGTCCAAAAAGCGTGCCAAAATGACATTTACAGCAGTAACTCCAGCACAGTTTCGATTCTTTGAGAGTATCTTTAATGACGCTGGCACGGTGAAGTTTTATAACGACCAGTCAAAGTATGGCGTGCTTCAGTTTGACGGGATTATGACAGATTGTGACACCGACGAGTATATTCGCGGCGGCAGCTTGATGACAAGCCTAACCGTAACAATTCGGGAGGTGTAAATGCAGGCGGTTTCGGCTAATTTCATCAACAAGGTTGACGCACCACGCAAGCAGACTGATTTTGCGGTTATGCTGGGGTGGAGTAAGCAAATAAATCCGACCACGCGGTTTTTTAATCTCGATTCTTCAGCACTGGACGGCGGAGATTTTCTGAAAGGGTCGGGCGACGTGGTAACGCTTTTCGACAAATATACATACACAGATGAAAGCCGCTACGTTAAGAACTTCAAAATAAGCAAGAAGGTAAGCAGCTATTCATGGGGTGTAGTTACAGCCCAGGCGACAATCACACTGAATAATACGACGGGGCGGTTCCTGCCAGAAAAAGACCCTGTGATCGGCAAATTTATCAAGGCAGGGCGGCCGATAAAGATATTGACTGGATATGATGGCGAGATGATTACGAACTTTGTTGGTTTTGTAGGCACACCGACGGTTAATATCGTGGAACAGACAGTGGAGCTGACGGCGTTTGACGCAATTACCTATCTGGACACAAAATATTCTAATCTACCAGCATTCGTAGGTAAGTTTGCACACGAAATTGTGAGGGATTTGCTGATTGAGCAGGGGTTCAGTACTAACCAGTTTGAGATCGACCGGTCGCAACAGGTGGCGATTGGCTATTTATCGCCAAAAGACAAGAGCGTAACCGATCTGCTAAAAGAATTGGCAGAGGCGGAAGCGGCGCTGGTCTTCGTTGACGAACAGGGGATAATTCGATTCTGGAATAGAACGCACCTGGCGAAGACTCAGCAAACAGCTCATACGTTCAGTTATTCTAACCTGACCAACCTACAAATTAAGTCAACGCCAGTGATAAACTCGGCACAGGTGGTAGCAAAGCCATTCAAAGTGCAGGCATTTCAGAAACTGTGGGAGCTGGAGCAGGGAAGCGAGCAAACGAAAATAAGAGCTGGTAAGACTATCGACATTTTCGCTGAGTTTCAGGATAGTGTCGGGGACTTTTATGCCGTGAGCGTGGACAGACCGATTCACGCAAGCAGCAATTCTGGCACATCGATGTATTCTGGCACGAGAAATTATGATGGTGGAGGCGGCGCAATCAATGTACAGCTGGTGTCGGTGTACAACTTTGGCAGCACTTACAAAATGACCTTCCGTAACAACTCAAGCGTGGACGGATATATTAATCGTATCCAGTTATGGGGCGTACCAGCAAAGGTAACGCAAGTAATTACCGAAAATGCCGTGAGCGAGCCAAGCATTGAACAGTACGGAGTCAATCCTGACACGTCAACCGGTTTTGGTGCAGAGGTATTGAAGATTGAAAATAACCTGGTGCAGGATGTTGGCGGTGCGAGGGCGATCGCTAATAACATCGTAACGTTGTACTCAAGCCCAAACAGACAGTTCAAGTTGGATAACTTTTTTGTGCCGTATTTGCAGATCGGCGATACGGTGGACTTGCAGATTGATGAGCTGGCTGATAGTTTCAGCTGCTTTATTACCAGCTACGAGCTGGCAGGCGGCGTGAATGCTAATTTTCGACAGAGCCTGGAAGTGGAGGAGCGTCCGAAAATTAGTGCGTTTGAGCTGGACAAGTCAACACTGGATGGCGGAGATGTGCTAGCAAACTAAATGTGGTATAATGTAAGCAGTATATACGACCAGCCAGAGCGGCGGTCGTATTTTTATTGGAGGAAATAATGGATAGCGAAACAGCCAAGCAAACGCAAGATCAAGCCGAACTGGAGAAAATGGCAGATTTTTATGCTCAGCATTACAGCCAGGTGTACTTCGTGCGGTGCCTGAAAACTAACCTGGTAGTGGCAGTTGAGTGTTTCCCAGCAAAGATAATCCAGGGCTTTTCGGCGATCACTGCGCCGCGACGAGGCGGCAATCGAGACATTTATGATTATCAGGGGCTATTTCTGACGACCCGTGAGAGGCTAGATAAAACGCCTGAAGGATTTCCGATGATTGGTTATGAAGCATTAACTGGCAACGACACACGGTTATCTAAATTTGAGAGAGGAACAATAAATCCAGTGCAGCCAGGCGAGGCTAGTCCAGCGGAGCTGGTGAATTCATTTGCTATGAGTCCATTTGAGCGAGCGCAGTTAGAGAGTGAAGTCGCACTAAAGCAAAGTGTTAATAAAGAGCAGGCAGATTACGAACTGAAGTACAGTGACAAAGGTATGATTATTGAGCGATTTGAGACATTTCAAATAGAAAGGGTGAGATAGTATGGCGTATGTTAACTTAAATTTTGTGCCGGGCGAAATTTTAACAGCGGCAAAAATGAATCTTTTGGCAGCAAATGACGCTAGTTTTCATGATGGAACGGGGATAGGCGATGGTTCTATACAACCAGATAAATTAGCAGATAGCCTTAAAACCTATAAGTCTACTGAGATGGACACTGGCAAAAAATGGATTGATGGTCGCCCAATTTATCGTAAGGTTGTGCGTGGTGCGGTCAATATGATTGGTGGGAATAACACCTCAATCCTGCCTCATGGTATTACCGGCTTGACTAACGCCTGGGAGCTGACTTCGTGGTCTGGCAATATGAGATTGTCCGGCGTATTGTCAAACAATTCTATAAAACAGGCGCTGCCATATATTGAAGGGACGCACCAAGCTGGTATTACCTCCATTGATAAAACGAATATTACTATTTCTGGCAGTTATGCTTGGGGCAGTTCGGAAGTGAGTGTTACTATGGAGTATGTTAAATAATTAAGCTGCACCAATCGCAACCCAACTAAAGTAATACACGCCTCTAAGCATAGCGCCGTCAAAACGCCTACATCTTGCTGTAAACCCTGAATTAGTAACACCAACAGCTCCAAATGTTGCGCCAGCCCAAGACGGATTTGGTGTATCTGACCACGGGTCACTAGCGTTTCCATAACCGTTATACGTACAAATGATAGTTGGTATCATTCCGTTCTCAAATTCCTTTGGAAACGTGACTAATGTCGTAGCTTCTACGGTATCAGTTGGTACTCTTACTCTTGCTCGACCATACTGGATGATAGCAGGTGCAACTGGCAGAGTGGCATTGTCTTGTTGCGATTGAATAAAATCTTTCCAACCAATATGTTGTGGTTGTATAGAACCATGAAAAGTGTATTATGTTTACGGTAAAACCGTGGTATAATGTAGGTAAGTATATGCGTTTCAGGACGCATATTTTTATTTGGTTGCGGCCTGGGGTGAGAGAAAGGAGACCGACAAAGCATGGCAGCAGCAAATAATACTAACGAAGCGGAGCTATGGCAAAAATTAGGAAAGATGGATGCCGACATACAAAACATCAGAAACCAGATAGAATCAATCAGCGCAAAGATTGACAGACTGGATCTGACGGTGGTAGTAGAGCGGCTAGTGAAGCTGGAAAAAGACGTAGGAAATCATGAAGATAGGTTGGATAAGCTGGAAGATAACCAGGCAAGGATAGTTTGGTTTATCATCGCCGCCGTGGCTGGAGCAATACTGAAAATGGTAATTATCGATAGGATAGCAAAATGAGTATGTTAGAGCAGTTATTCTTTATGGCTATATTTGCAGGCGCGTTTAGCGGTGCAGTAGTTGGTTTACTGCTTGCGGCAACTTTCAAATTTGTTTATCGGTTCATTAAGAAAGTGTTAAAGGAGGAGTAGGAAATGTCATACCAAGAACTAACACAATTTAACTCGCCGAACTATACGCCCGAAAGCCAAGTATCAGCGGTGTATGGCATGGCACGATCTGTAGAGGGTGTCACATACCATTGGTGGGGCAGTAATTCAGACTTTATGTCGATAGTGAATTATCTGTGCCGCGCTAATGGTAATACCTCAGCGCACACTGTCGGCGAGGCTGGCAGGGTGGCATGGATTATAGATGCTGTAAACGCCGCTTGGCACGCTGGTAATGCTAGAGGTAACGCTACAACAGTCGGTTATGAATGTAATACGCGCCTTAGCGATGGTGATTATGAGACGATGGGCGAATTCCATTACGATATGGAGAAAGCTTACGGACGCCGCCTAAATATTTACGTGCATAAAGAATGGTTCAACACTAGTTGCTCACCAATCGACAAGAACCGTATCCGTGCAATCGCTGATCGCTATCACGCTGGCTGCGGTTCGCGTCCGACAGTCAACGAGACGCAGATTCGCGAAGTGTTCCGCTCAATTTTAGGGCGTGAAGTTGACCCAGAGGGTTTACAACACTACTTGGGGCAAGCTGCTAAGGGATGGTCAATCGACCAAATTCGTGCTGATGTAAATAACTCTCAGGAGGCGCACCAACGACGTGCAGAGCTGGCTCGCCAAGCGGAAGAATTGAAACAAAGCGAGTGGGTGCGTAACCTGAACGATATTGAAGATATAAAACTGGTCGTCGCACCAGTCGCAGGACTACGTGCCGTCAATATGGTAACCATGGAAGCGTTTGGTAACGTGATTCCTAGAGGGACGGTTATCGATATCGCCAAGGAGACGATAGTGCAGGGCAAGAAATACTACCTATCGCAGTACGCCGTTAAGAATAGCAAGCCGTTCGGCATCGCGGCGACAGAGCTAGTTGCGCCAGCTGATCCAAATAAAGATAAGCCGGCATGGCAAAAGAATCTGAAGGATATTGCCGACCAAGACTTCTGGACGCGTTCAGAGTGTGAGGTTACTGACCTAACTACTGGAAAATTAGCAAAGAAATTACCAATGGGAACAAAGGTTCGCGTCACTCATGTTACGAGACTGGTTGATGATGACTTGATGGTGTTAGAGGGCGGTACGCTAGCAATCGATAAGCTGTATCTAAGCGATAAGCCAATCGATAGCCTAGAAAAGCGAGTTTCGGCGCTGGAGGTGCTCGTCAATAAGATCATCGAATTTTTAACCAATTTATTCAAAAATTTTAATAAATAATAAGGAGGACAATGATATGAAATTGACTAAAGAACAATTACTCAAAATATTAAAAGTTGCGCTGTATGTGGGAGTTTCAAACGCGCTGGGCGCGCTAGCGGCGTTCGTGCAGGGTAACCCTGATGCGTTCGGCATTTATGGCCCGATTATTAACGTGTTGCTGGTTACTGCTATACAGTTGTTTAAGACGGAGGAATAAGATGCTGAGACAGGTCGTGCCAGTTCGCGGTTCAATCGTCGGACACTGCTATTACGATGCAACTGAGCGCGACCTGTCTGTCGGAGCAGAAGATAAGGCGGAAGGGTCTCGAGCTGGCGACGTTGCCAAGTATATATCACTAGGCAATCAATCGTCGGCAGTGCTGTATATCCGCATGCTTATGCCTCACTATGCGCAGATAGTTGAGGCTTATTTGGATTTGTGGTGCGTAGTGGCTGGTAACAATGGTGTACGTGCGGTTTTTGCGCCAGTTGATGGTTTAACGCCAGTAGCATTATTAAGTGATCAGATTGACGAGATGTGGCGTAGACTGTATGGTAAGAGCGATTCAATAAAAGCAGAGAACGGCAGGATTCGAATTGCTGGACTTAATATGAAGCCAGTCATTCCTGAGAGAACGCGCGAGAGCGAGCTGATGGCGTTGGTGTTAGCGTTTGACACACCGCCGCAGGGCTTTAGGTTGGAGCGGTTAAATTTGCTACTGGGAACGGAGATATTAGTATGATTGGCGATAGACAAGAAAAAGGTTATCGAACTGGGCAAATAAAAGGCAAGGATTATATTTATATAACTGGCACGCCTGGTATGGGCGGCAGTGCTGGTAATAAAG